TGGCGGGTATGCCAGAAGAGATTAGGCCTCATTACTCTCAAAGTTATGATAAGCGAGCTGCGGTTTTGACCACAAGATCTCAAGATGCTTTTTTCAAGAAAACTAAAAAAGACTCTGGGGCTTCTTTAGAATCAAGCCAAGAGATAATTAAAAATGATATTTACCAAAATCCTTCTCCAAATACTGAAATAGAAACCTTACATTTTCAAGAAAAAATAGCTAAGTTTAGTGCTATTTTAAATTCAAGAGTATCCCAAGGGTTCTTAACTCCGGAGGAAGCTCTCCTAGAACAAAAAGATTTTCAAAAAGAGCTTATCGTTATTGGGTATAAATCCCAGATGGAGAATATGAATGCAGACCAGAGGGCTAACGCTATTTTAACTTTACAAAAAACTAAAACTTTACCTAATGGTATTTCTGTGGATGATAAGGCCGATATAGTAGCTAAATTAAATGCTTATGATTCAACTACGACATCTGTAGAAGATAAAGCCTTAGCCGTTAAAACAGCAGATATAGAGTTAAGTCAATCACGAGAAGCTTCTGATTTAGAGATCGGGGTGAACAGAGATGATAAAACCTATGAGGATGTCATAAGAGCTGAACAAGAAGGAACTATAACCCCAGCTAAAAAAGTTCAATTATTTAAGACACTTGATGCTAATAAAGCCGAAACTGTTAAAGAGGGGAAGTCTTTAGTTAAGGTGGCTAAAGCTCTTAGAGGGGAAGCTTTTATAGATCCTGAAAGCCCAGAGGATAAAAAAGCTGTTGATCTTACGTACACCAAAGTCCTGTCAGAAAAGATAGATGCTACTGACGATCCGGCTGCTAAAAAACAAATCATAACTAACTTTATAGCTAAGATGCGCGTTGTGCCAAAAACTTTACAAGGCGAAATGCGAGGAGTTTTTAGAGGAGATAATGTAGAAAAGAAAATTTACTACGCAGATTTAATTGGTAGAATCCAAGATACTACACCACGTGCTTTAGATGACTTTAACGATAAAGATATTACTCAAGCCGTTATGATTAATGAGATAATTAAAGCTGGAACTCCTAATGAGCAGGCTGTTGAGAAAGTTCAAAATATTACTGAAGGGATTAATGCTGGAAGGTTAGAAATCTTAAAAGCAGATTTTAAAGAGTTAGTCGGAGGTAAAGGAACCGGAGTTACTATAAACTCTCGAAAAGTTATTGATCAAGTTAAGGATGTTTTTGGAGAAGGAGTGTTTACCTTTAACCCCTCCTCTGGGGACTCCCAATTAGGAGTAGAATCTCATGCCGTAAAAGAGTATAAAGATTTATATGAGACTTGGTTTTTAAACACCAATGGTAACGCCGACCTAGCTCGTGAGCAAGCTCAAAAAGCTATAAAAAGGAATTGGGGAGTTACTGGTGTAAATTCTAAATCCAGACAATTAACTAAATACCCTATTGAAGACCAGTACCCGGGGATGCCAGCTAAAGTGATTAAGGCCGAACTAATGGGCGATATTAAGCAGATAGAAGCTTTTAAAGATATAGACCCAGATGACGTGTTTATCCAATGGGATCCTAGGATAACCGCTAGGGAAGCAGGTAAGTACCCTAGGTACCGGATCATAGCCTTTAATAAAGAGGGAGTGCTAGATCCGGTGATCTTTGAAGGGAAAGATAATTTGTGGAAACCTGACTACATAGGTTATAAAACAAAAACTGCTGCGGCTAATCTCAAAGATAATACGGACTACAGAGCTATTAGAGGACCTGCCCGGAAAGGGGGCCTTTAATTTAAAAAACTTGAACGAAAGATAATATGCCTTTTATACCAGAAGAAACAGGAATAGTGTTGCCCGACTTAACACAACAGCCCGATACTAATGTTCCGGAAATAGAAACTACTCTGGGCGGTGCTATGCAAAGAGCTTTTCGTTACGAAAATATTTTAGGAGCTTTTGCTACAACCAAATCAAAGGGTAATTGGATTAGGGATGAAGACTTCAACTTTGACGAGGCTTTTAAGTCTTTGCCTGAAAGCTATCAGTTGGATAAATCTACTTCTAGGGTTTTTGCTCATGCAGAAAATCAAGAACATTTTGATGCTATTAAAGAGCAGATAGACCAAGAAGGTTCTGATAGAGAATACAATGCCAATGCTGGTTGGAAAGGTATAGTTGCTAATGGTGCCGCAGGTTTTCTTGACCCTATTAATTTTTTACCCATTGGGGGTTTGCTGTACCAAGGAGCTAAGGCCGGAAAAGCAATTAGTGTTTTTTCCCAAGGTGCTAGAGTAGCAATGGTGGGTGCAGGTTCTATTTCACTTCAAGAAGCCGCTTTACATACTCAGCAAGAAACTAGAACTCTAGTAGAATCAGCGGCAAATATATCTATAGGAACTGTATTATCTGGTGTATTAGGGGCTGGTAGCTATGCACTATTAAATAAGTCAAATAAATATGGAGACTTTAAAAAACAATTAGAAGATGAATTAGATATTACTGAGCATGTAAAAGCGGATGCAGGGATTAAAGAAACCCCAGGTGTTTCTCTAGGTGCGGCAGCAGCTCCTACAAAAACTAGAGATGAATTACTCAAAGAAAACACTTTGTATAGGGGTGCCGTATTTAAGCCCGTAATGTTTCAAGATCCCAGTCTAAGACTAATTACTAGCCCATCAGTAGTAGCTAGGATTGCTATGCCTGAATTAGCAGAATTTGTACCTAAGTTAAACAAAAACCTTAAAGGGATCCCCACAGGAAAATCGGTAGAAGTTGAAAGGGGCCTTGATGAAGGCCGTTTAGCTGGTGTTATATTAAACAACCAAGATCAATTTGTAAAATATAAAAGGCGTTTAGGTAAGGATAGTACCCGGTTATCTAGGGCAGAGTTCAATATTGAAATTTCTAAAGCATTAAATAGGAAAGGCAAATCAGACATACCCGAAGTAGCCGCAGCCGGAGCTAAAGTTAGAGACATCTTAAAACATTATGGTAAAGAAGGTCTAAAGATTAAAGGTTTCTTTGGTGATGGCGAATCAGTTACTAAAACCTTAGATACTTATTTTCCAAGAGGGTACAACAAAGCGGCTATTTCGGCGAACCCTGCGAAATTTCAGAAAAAAATTGCTGATTATTTTAAGGGCGAATACGCTAAAGCTAAAAGTGGGGATAAAGCTAGGATCTATGAAGATGCAGCGGAATATAAAGACGACAGTTATTTTAAAGGGTTAGCCCTAGATGTTTATGATAATGTCATGGGATCTTCTAGTAGCGTTTTACATGATGGCATAGGGCTGTCCTCTAAGCCTAGCTTTACCAAAAGTAGAAAGATACTACTAGACAACGCAGATTTAGAAGAATTTTTAGAAATGGATGTTGACCAAGTAATAACTAAATATTCTAAGTTAATGTCCTCTCGTACCCGAATGGCTAAGAAATTTGGAGCAGAATTTTTAGATGATGATATGGCTAATAGCAAATCGTCGCTACTTAAAGATATTAAAGCTGAATATAAAGAGCTAAAAGCTAAAGTCTTAGACGATCCTAAAGCTTTAAAGAAACTAAAAGCACGAGAAGAAAAAGACTTAGTAGATATTCTAGCTCTTAGGGATAGGTTAATGGGAACCTATGGGTATAGTATTAATCCTGATAGCTGGGCTTATAGAACTCAAAGACAGATTAAACAGTATAACGTAGTTAATATGTTGGGGGATGTACTCATCTCTTCTTTATCCGATATTGGTAAATTAGTAATGGCCGATGGTGCTACTAAATTTTTGACAAAAGGGTTAAAACCTTTAGCAAAATCTCTGTATTCTCCTGAATTTAGAAAGTATAAAAAGCTCCATGCTAGAGAAATGAACCGTATGGGGGTTGGTCTTGATTTAATTAATAATGGGAGGGTAAATGCCATTGGGGATATTATGGATGATTTTGGTAAACATACTAAATTTGAAAGAGCCATGGATGTTGCTAGCCAGAAACTAATGACAACCACAGGTATTAAGCATTGGAACGGGGGGTTAAAGCAAATGGCTTCTGGAATTATTCAAAGCAATATGCACGATGCAATGTCTGCCGTAGCAGGTAATAAGGCTACCAAGAAACAGATAGCTAATCTTGCTAGTAGTGGCATTGATTTAAACTCAGCTAAAGCTATCCGCGCTCAAATCAAAAAACATGGCGAAATAATTGATGATCTAGTTTTTCCCAACATCACTAAGTGGGATGCAAAGGCTAAAGAATTTGGAGAGCTTTACGCTAGTGCTATAAAGAAAGCTGCCGATAGCACTATTGTTACCCCCGGTGCAGGCACGACCCCTCTGTGGATGTCAAGGAATGGCTTGACTTTATTTGGTCAATTCCAGTCGTTTGCTTTCTCTTCTATGCAAAAGACACTCATACCTATAGTCCAAGATTTTGATAGTAAAACAGCTCAAGGTTTAATAACTATGGTTGGTTTTGGAACTTTAGTTGCAGCATATAAGAGAGCGGCTAGGGGTGAAGAAATGCCAGATACTGCTACCTTAATCCAAGAGGGGGTGGATCGTAGCGGAGTAACCAGTTGGTTCATGGATTACAATAATAAATTAGAGAAACTTGCTCAAGGGAATGTAGGGTTGTCTAGAATACTTGGGACCAATGCTACAAACAAATACCATAACTATAATAACTTTTCCGCACTTGGCCCTACTTCTGGTCAAGTTACTAATATTTTATCAATAGCTTCAGATGTTCTTAGCGGTAATGCAGACCAATCTACAGTACATTCTGTACGAAGGTTACTGCCTTTACAAACTATGATCGGAGTAAGACAAACTCTTGACTTAATGGAGGAAGAGTTTAATAATAATCTAGGGATTCCTAAAAATTAATTGAAATTTAAATATGGGTACAGTACCAGCATTGACAGATGAGACTCCACTAGACCAGTACATTTCTACTGCTAGCCAAACGGATTTCACTTTTACCTTTATGATTTTCGATACTTCGGACATTAAGGTATATGTCAACGACATTAAAACTACAGACTATGTAGTTAAACAATCCGACAATTCAAGTATAGTCCCTGAAACTGACCTACCGATGGATGGCGGTAAGATTGTTTTTAATACTGGACTTGCAAATTTAGATGCAGTTTCTATATCTAGAGAAATACCAATTAACAGATTAACAGGTTTTTCATTGGCCGGAGCTTTTAGATCCAATGTACTAAATACGGAATTAACCCGTATGCAGTCTATAATGCAGCAACTTGAAAGAGATATAAGTCGTAGTTTAAGACTAAGCGCTTCTGATGCAGAAGGGGGTACTTTTACTTTACCTTCTAACAGGGCCAGTACGTTTTTAGCTTTTGATGCTAGTGGCAATATGATTGCTTCCGCAGGTTCAGCAGACTCAATTACAGTTTCTTCTTTCATGGCTACAGTATTAGATGATACTACCGCTGCTGCTGCTAGAACCACGTTGGGTGCTCAAGCCTTTGATACTAACTTAACTGATATTGCCGCATTAACTTGTGCTAGGGGGGATATACTGGTTGGCAACTCTAGTTCGGATTGGGCTAATTTACCTATAGGGACTGCCAATAAGGTTTTAGTTAGTGATGGTACAGATGTTTCTTGGGAAGACCCTGACTCTTATAATAAAAATGTAATAATCAACGGAGATTTTCAAATCGCACAAAGAGGAACTTCTTTTACCTCAGTAACCAATGGTGATTATACTTTAGACAGATGGCTTATTAGTAAAGTTGGATCAATGGCATATACTATTACTCAAGACACAGAAACCCCAACCACCTTAGAATCAGGGAGATACATTGATAAATCAATGAAAATAGATTGCACAACTGCTGATACCTCTATTGCGGCTGGGGATATTGCAATTATTGCTCAAAGAATAGAAGGTTATAATTTTCAAGTAATCGCACAAAAAACTTTCACTATATCCTTTTGGGTAAGATCAACTAAGACAGGTATTTTTTGTGTAAGCGTTAGGAATAGCGGACAGGATAGATCTTATGTTTCAGAGTACACAGTTAATTCTAGTAATACGTGGGAATTTAAAACCATAACTATATCCGCAAGTCCTAGTGCTGGCACTTGGGATTATACTACGGGAAACGGACTACAGTTGTCCTTTGTTTTAGTTGCTGGATCAACTCATCAAACTACTGCCGATACTTGGCAAACTGGTAATTATTTTGCAACCTCAAATCAAGTCAATAGTGCAGATTCGACATCTAATGATTTTCGGATTACTGGCGTTCAAGTTGAAGCTGGGAGTGTTTCTACTCCATTTGAAAGTAGGACAATTCAAACGGAAATTGAGCTTTGCCAGAGGTATTATGAGAAGAGTTATAATTTAACTACTGCTCCAGGAACAGTAACTGCTTCAGGATATGTAAACGATAGATCTACAGGATCTGATTTTAACACAGATGTAAGATTTAAAGTTAATAAAAGATCTACTCCTACAGTAACAAATTATAGTCACGCGTCTGGTGCTTTAGGTCAAATTAGAAATCAATCTTCTGGAAGTGACATTGCTGCAGGAGCAGCAAATGCAGGATTTTCAGCTTATTCGATTTCTAAAGGAGGAATCAGCCCATCAGGATCACTATTATCATGGCATTTTACAGCAGATGCAGAACTTTAATAATTAAATTATGAACATAGAAATAGTTAAAGAATTACAAAATAGTTACTTAATTAATAACTCAATAACAGTACCTAAAGATCCTTCTAATTCAGAATATAACAGAATACAAGAATGGATAGCGGAAGGGAATACCCCTGAGCCTGAATTTACTTCAGAAGAATTATTGCAAAATGCTAAAGACTCTAAAACAGCAGAAATAGAGAAGTTGAAATCAATAGAACTATATAAGCATATTGATTATTTAGGTACTAAATTTGTATCTAGCGAAAAAGCTAACTCCAATATTTTAGGAGCTATTATTTTAAATCACCGTTCTTATGACTGGGTAGATGTTTATGGAAGACCTAAAAAAGTAAACATTGAGGAGTTAAAAGGTCTAGCCACTCTAATCGCACAACAAAGAGGTGTAACTTATAATAAGGTAGCTACTAAGTTAAGAGCTTTACATTTTGCCAAAAGCATTAAAGAAGTTAATGATATTAAGTGGTAATGAAGAACATATACGTTAATTTTCATCAAACAGAATTAAGCTCTAAATCCATTAAATATTTTGCCAGATTCTTTATCCAATATGGTACTTATAGAGATAGGTTAAAGGTAAACGGTCATACTATTTCAGCGGAGCATTGCTCTATTGACATGGGTAGTCATGTTTTTGAATCCAAAGGCGTGGTGGGTAATATCAAAACACCCTCTGCCGTTTGGTATAAGAAGTTAAAAAAAGATA